TTTGGGCGTGTCGTTTTGTGGTTTTCTGTGTTTTCGGGTATATTAGTTTATGTCAAGGGAAACGACAGACTTGAAAGGTTGGAAAACAAAATGACTACTTACGTTTTTGATTATGCGGCGGATCGGTTCGATACCGAGCAGCCTGTGCAGACGGCTACTCTTGAGTGGAGCACTGTGGATGGCGAAGGTTGTTATCATCGTCACTCGCTCTGCATGGAGCACCACCACAGTGGGGGACGGCTTTAAGGCCGCGAAGCGGGCGGCGTTGGCCGTTGTGGGCGCGGATTATCCGGGCGTGGTGTATAGGGTGCGTGATTGTTGGCGTAGGGGTAAGGTCTATGCGTCGTTCCTTGTTGACGTTATTGATTAGGGATAAGTAAGCCCCTAGGTGATGAGCCTAGGGGCTTTGTTGTGTCCTGGTTGTGTTAGTCGTTGAGTCGTTTGGCGAGTTCCGCGGCGACTTGCTGGCCGAGAGTGTTTTTTAGGCTGTCCGCCAGTTTTCCGACTTGTTCGTCGGTCAGTGCCTTGCCGTTGTCGGGTTTGAGGCCGTTGACTGCAAGGTAGGTGCTTTCGACGTTGTTGAGGATGGCGGGGAGGTAGTCGAAGGGGAATTGTTTGCTGATGGGTCCGAGTCGTTTTGCGATGGAGTCCATGCGGTGCTTGAGGTCTTGTAGTGCGTATTCGACTGTGACGTTCTGTCCGTCCCATGTGATCGGATCGGTTTTTGCTGGCATGTCGTTGCCTCCTAATAGTTCGTTTGCTTTGTTGATGACGTAGTCTACGTCAAGTCCGTTGATGGTGTTGTCGGGGCACCCGTAGTGGTCGGTGCCGGGGACTTCGCGGTGTAGCCATATGTTGCCGTTGAGGCCGTCGTGCCATAGATGCGTCCATCCTAGTCGTCGTGCTATGTCGGCGCAGAGTCGTGCGGAGGCGTCCATGCATGTTTGTGTGCAGGGTATTCCGGTTAGGCCGCCTTCGTGTTCGATGCTGATCGTGCTGTTGTTGCTCGCATAGTTTGCGTCGCTGTAACTCCCGTCGCCTTCGTGCACGTATTGGTGTATGGTGCCGTCCGCGCCGATGCCGTAGTGGGCGCTCGCCTGTGAGGCGGGGTTTTTGAATACGCTGTCGGTTCCGGTGAGGTGGCCGACCATGATGTGGAGGGTGATGTGGGTGATCGTGTACCCGTTGCGTCCGTTGTAGTGGTTGGGTGAGCCTACCCATGTGATGCCGTCCATGTCACTCACCATGCCTGTGGTCGGTGTTGGTGGTGCTGAAGATCCGCATGAACGGTACGTCCTTGAGTTCGGGGTTGATCTCGGTGATGTTTTCGATGATCGAGGTCAGCTCGATGAGGCAGATGCCGCCGGCTGTGACCAGGTAGACGTGTACGGGTAGGTTGAGGTCAACGTGGGTGCTGAATACGTCGATCATGTATGAGGTCAGGATGAGGGCGAGGTAGGCGAATTTGTGGCCCAGTCCTTCGCGCATCTTTTTGGATGATAGGTTGCCGGCCATGATCGCCTTGACTATGCCGGTCATGTAGTCGGTTGCGACGAAGAACAGCACTGCGATGAGCGCCCACACGTCGGGGTCGGTGAATGTCATATGGTCATATCCTTTCTATTTGCCTAATAGTGTGCCTATGATGAGTGCGAAATCCGATTTGACTTGCGGTGTGTCGAATCTGAGTTTCCCGAGCCTGTAGCCTGTGGTGAGGCGGCGTATCACGTCGTCCGATTTTTTGACGTACCACGTGTTTTCGTCGACGTGGTTCGCGTCCAATGTGTAGACGGGGCGGTTGCTGTCCTTGGGGATGCGCCGTGAAACATATTGTGAGACGCTCCCGTTGCTGGAGTCGACCGTCACCCAGATGCCGAAACGATTGTAGTCCTCCGTGTCCAGCACGTAGGACAGTTCGCCGTCTGTCGGTATGTCGGCTATGAGCGTGTCCGACTCGTCGCGGAACTTGTTGCGGATCGCATAATCCGCATAATCCTCGTCATACGCCTCCAGGAACCTGCCGAACCTTGATTGCGCCACCTTGGCCGAGAACCCTCCATAGTCGGCCAACTCCAAGCAGATGAACCCGCCGCAATAGAGCTTGTATTGCTGGGCGTTCGCCTGCTGGGAACCGATATCAAGCCTGTATTTAGCGAAATAGGGATTAGCCTTCTGGACCGCGTTGGACAGAAACAGCACCTTGGTTCGGTCCTGCCAACGGTCAACCGTGTTATAGAACTCGGAGAACGAATTGACCTCATTACTCAGGAACCGGAGGTTATCGGGGAAAATCTCATCGAATATAATGAGATGCACTTTTGGATAGGCCACCGACTTCAACCCCCCGGCCTGGGAGAGGGCGACGAAGTAGCAGCAGGTGCGCCAATCCTTCTCATCCCACGAAGATTTGTGCAACTGGCCTTTCTCGCCATTGATGCGAAACGTATACTCGGGGAAAAACCCCTGAATATCCTTGAAGAACGTTTCCTTGCGCTTCTGTTCCACGTCGGTGCGACGCAGGTAGATGAATTCGTGGCCGTGCTTGAGGTATTCGCGGATCCCGTACCGTTTCGCGGCGAACGTCTTACCCAGGCCGCGCGCCCCGACGATGAAATTCCACGAAGCATTGCGGGTCAGAAGGTTGTGCAGATCGTAGTAGTCGCCTTCGTCCAACGTCTGCAACACCACTGTACTCACCTGCCCTTGATATGAGACGGCCGTCACACGTGCTGAGCGAGGGTACGTGTGGCGGCCTGTCCTGTCTCACTTGCCGGACGCGACGGGTAAGGTTGCGAAGCCCGTCACGCTTATCATTGATTATACCACGTTAGAACGCTGGGGGGTTGCTCTTGCCGTCCCACACCGACAGCAGGGAGTAGGCGGTGTTGTATCTCGTCGTGTATGGGCCGAAGGGATAGGTGGCGAGGATGTTGGCCTTGAGCTGGGCGAGGTTCGACGCTTTCGGTACGTTGAGCGCGTTCGCAGGCGACTGGTGATAGGCCGTCACCCACAAGATCTGCATACGATCATCGTCATAGGTTTGGGGGTAGCCGGCGTAATCCTCCGAGAACTGCTCGCGCTGACCCTCCCGGGACTCCGGACGCCCCGCGAACACTCGGAACGCCTCCGCCTCACCGGCGGTAAGAGGGCGGGTGAACGTGCCGCCGCCCGATTCGACCAGCGCCGCAACCTGCGGCGCCCCCGCCCTGAACGCGCTCCACCCAGTCGGGTCGGCGTCCCTCATCTTATTGAGCACCTGCAAACGTCTGTCGAAACTCCATTGCGCTATCCCGATGCCTTGCAGATTCGACTCGACCGCGTCCCAGCGCAACCCCGCCTCGACCGTCCCCACGACGTAAAGCGCATACGAGTTCTCCGCGCTCAGCGACGCGCTGGGCGTGGATTGCCCCTTGTCGCTGGACGGCTGTGATTGCGATGCTTTTTCCTGCCAGTTGTTCGCCGTCGATTTCCAAAATATCCGAGTGCGCGACCCGCTGTTATCCGACTCATGCAAACAGAGGTTATCACCCTGCTGGAGTATCCACGCGCCACCACGGGACGAGTCCGGGGATCCGGGGCTGTTGTCACCGGTCGGGTTTGATTCGGAGGAAGAGGTTCCACCGCCCTCGCCCAGCGCTTTGGGGTGCAGGTATCCGAGGAAGGCGGTAAGGTCGAACGTCATGCGTTGCGCGGGGTTGGGGTTCTGCGACAACACTGTAATGCGCCCATTATGCACCCCGTCCTCCATCACGATCGAGACGTGCGACCCCGTGTGCTGACCGGAGAAATTCCAAAACGCTACATCCCCCTTCACGGGGATATAGTCGGCGGGTTTCTTTTCGAAAATCTCCGCCATTTTGGCGTTCGTGGGGAACCGGGTGTAGTTGCCTTCGGCGTATCCGGTTGGGGTGATGCAGTCGGACACGGAGCACCCGTACAGGTCCATGCAATACTTGGCCCATAGGTCCCAGCATTGCGCCCCGTAAGCCCCGTCCATGTCCCAGTATCTGCCTTGTGTCTGGGTTATCCAATCATCGAAAGTAATGGCCATATCGCAATTATATGCGATATGGCCATCACGTTGGATGTGCATCACCATGCCATGGTGAATACGCCGCCCATCAAACCATTCGGGGTGCCATGGACCCCCGTCGTGGTAAATGGCTGAATACCCACGGAGGAGGCGGTGCCGGCCGTATACGTGTCGACCTTGAACAACGTCGCCTCGTTAGCCGCATTGGATGCCATCAAGCACCACGGCCTCGGTTCGTTCGTCGTGTCGCCGTTCCGTTCCGCCCACTTCGGCAGGGCGTTCTTGATGGTGGTGAAGTTCGCGGGGGTGACGCCTCCCGCCATGTTCCAGCCGTAGGTGATGAGGCCGCCGGTGGCGTTGACGGTGAACAGCGCCTGCACGTTGGTGGAGTCCCTCCATGACCAGGATTCGGTGCGCCCGGTGTAGTTGTGGTGGATGTAGTCGAGCATGTAGGACACGATCACGTCGGTGCCCGTCGCGTTCGGGTGGATGTCCCCGGATGCGAAAAAGTTTTCGTTGCCGAGGTTCCATGTCCAGGCCCACGGGACCGCCTCGATGCCGGTCTCACGCGCCGCCTCGAGACATACTGCGGAATTGTACCGCCAGTAGTTGGACACGGGGGTCCAGTCCCACAGCACGGGGATGGTGATGATACGCGCGTTCGGGTATTCGCGTCTCACGTCGGCGTAGAAGGTGGTGGCCGCGGCCTTGAGGGTCCCAGAGTAGCCGTCATTGCTGTTGCGACTGCCGGCGATGACCACCAGTCCGACCGAACTGTGATCGTAGCTTGCGTCCGCCTTGGCCGTAACGAGTTCGCTCTGGTATGTGCTGTTCGGTGCGATGTACCCGGATCCCGCGACGCAATAATTGTGCAGCACGCTGTCCTCGCCGAGTCGGCTGTTGAGGACGGTCGGCCATTCGCACGTCTTGTCCGAGTTGATCCCGTAGGAGTCGCCGAAGGTGACGAGGTGGCCGTTGGTTTCGGACAGCGTCCTGAGGATCCGGGCGATATCAAGGTTCGCGGCGGCCGCTTCGGTGCTCGCCCTGTCCCACTTGGCTTTGGCCGTGGCGGCCTTCGCCGCGGTCTCGGCACCGAGCGCAGAGAGCGCGTCGGTGTTCGCCGTGGCCTTGCCGGTTGCGGTGGCCGCGTCGGTGATCGCCCTGGCCGCGTCGGCACTCGCCTTATCCCACTTGGCCTTGGCCGTGGTCGCCCTCTCTGCGGTCTCGGTGCCGAGCGCGGTCAACGCGGTCATGGAGTCGGTGGCGCCCGTGGCCGCATTGTCCCACTTGGTTTTGGCGGTGGTGGCGGCGTCCACGGTATTGTCACCGAGTAGCGCCCTCACCACTTCCTCGTTGTGGGTTTCGCGTGATTCGACGCCTTCGATGCGGGTCAGGTGCGTTTCCAACGTCGTGTCGAGGATGTGCATGGAGCCGTTGTAGCCGTCGCGCAGGTCGGCGGGGTCGGTGTCCCCGTAGAGGTTGAGGGCGTAATGGTCCGTTTTGGTGTATGTGGTCATTGGTTGCCTCCGTTTGTTTCGCGCACCATGATTTCGAGCTGGTGTATTTTTTGGTCGATGATTCGCATGGCCTCATTGTATCCGTCCCGCAGGTCCATTGGCGTGGTGTCCGTGTACAGGGGGAGGGCGAGGTGGTGCGTGCGCTCGTATTGTCCGTTGTCCGTCATTGGTGTTGTCCTTTACTGTCGTGGGGTGACCCTCGGCTCGGGATTGCCGAAGATGTCCTTATTGCCGAGCACCGCCCAGGTGATGCAGTCGTGTTGTGCGGCCTGCGTGGTGGTCATGGTGGCCATCTGATCGACCCGCGCACCATATACGGCGAGCTCACGGTACATGTCGCGGTTGGTGTTCTCCGAGTCCTCGTATCGGCCTGTGGTCGGGTTGTAGGTGATCTCGCTGTCCTCGTATTTGTCAAGTTTCGCGGCCAGATCATCCAGGGCGGTGTCGACGGTCGCCTGCCATGCGCCGAGTTGGGCGATCACCTTGTTGATCGCCTCGACGTCATTGGCCTCGTCCTTGGCGAGATCGTCGATCGATTCGCGCAATTCGTCCAAGTGGCCGGCCATCTCCTGCACCATACCGAGCACGGTAAGCGTGTCGCGGTAGCTGAACGGCTGAGTCGTCGTGTAATACCGTTGCCGCGGGTCTATGTCCAGCGGTGTGATGGTGGAATTGAGCCCATACATATTATTGCCTCCTGTCTCTCGCTATTTTACCCTCAATGCCCGAGATTCCACGCGAGCATGGTGCCCCATGATTGCGGCATGGGGGTCATCATGTCGCCGCTCCCCCACATACCCAGGAACAGGGGTTCGAGCGCCTGTATCACCATGAGATCGATGTTCAAGAACGTCTGGCGGTACTCCTGCAAGAGCGCTGACCTGGATCCGCTGAACCCGCTGGTGTGCATCGTGGCGTTGCCCTTGTCATTGGAGTGCTGGTAGTCGGTCATGCTATGAGATTGCGCGTCCTGCGTGGAGTCCTGCGAGCTGGTGGTGTGAGTGTTGCCCTTGGAATCCGTCTGGGACGCGGACGTGGCGTACTTTTTGAAGTCGTCCAGTCGTGTCTGGGGGAATTCGCTGTTTACGGTCATGGCGCTGTTGTCGGCCAACGTGTCCGACTCGCTGGACGAATGCGACGTGTTGGACTGGTTGCCGGACTGTTTGCCGCTGGATTCGCTCACGTTGTTGCTGTCCGTGGTCTGGGTGATGTCGGACGTGAGGAATGGGTCGAACTTTGATTGCGCGGATAGGTACAGTTGGTTGAAGTAGTCCATCTGCTCGCGCATGGTGCGCCCCAGGTAGGTGATGAACATGGGGATGGTCTCGCTGCCGATCTCCCTCAGCTGGTAGTGCGCCACGATCTTATCGTTGAGTCGTGCGCGGTATGTCTCGTCGAAGATCGGATACCACTCCGAACTGAGGTGCAGTTTTTCGTCGGTGTCATACCCGGCGGCGATCACCCCACCCAACGTCATGGTGTAATCCGCCATATTGTCCTTGATCGCATAATCGCTGAAGTCCTGTACCATTTACTCCTCACTTCCCGTCAAACCGTCGGCGGTCAACAGTCCGCCGCTGGTTTCGTCGTTCCATTCGATGCCGATTGGCTCGGTGAAGTCCCATAACCGGTTGATCGTGTCGCACGCCTGCTGCCGCGCCTTCAAATATGAGAGCCTGTAGACGTTGGTTTTGCTGTTGCCTGCGGCCACCTCCGAGGATATGAGCCGTTCCTTTTTCTCGGTGGTGCTGTTGTCGATCCCCAGGAAGTTGACCAGCTCGTTCCAGATCTGCGTCTTTGCCTGAAGAATCTTGTCACATAAAAACGGAGTGGTGTTCGGGAACGTTTGGAACATCCCGGTAATATCCGCGCTGTCGTAGGCGTAGATGTAGGGGTCGCCGTCCTCACGCGCCTTCATCAGGTTCTGCGCGGTCAACTTTGAGGTTTCGGATGTGGCGATGATGAGCGGGACGCTGATGTTGTCCAGATTCACATCCAGCGCCCTGTCCGCCAGGGCGAGGCGTCGCGCATAGTTCCACACAACGTCGATCATGGTGCACCGCAACTGGTTGTCCCAGATCGGAACGCACTCCTTCGACCCGATCTGCGGATAACTGTAGCCCGTGGCGACGGGCTGGAACGTCGTGGGATTATTGTAATAGTTGACCCCGCCGATGTTCCCGGCTGTGACCATGAAAATATTCTGCCTCTTGTCGGGGTAGAACAATACGAGGCCGTTTTCGAAAAGCGTCAATTCCAAGAATCGCTCGTCCATGTACGGCGGGAGATTCCTCCATTTGAACCGGCTCACGGCCAGCATCTCGATCAGCTTGAAATACTGGTTGATGCGCATGGCCTGCTGCGTCTCGGGGAGATTCATATTGCCCCATTGGCTGCCTAAAACGTGCTGGTTGTCCCATGCGGCGGCCTTGCGTGCGTTATTGCGTTTACGTCCCATGACAGTATTCTACCTCTCTTAATAGGCGATTCCGGGCAATGGAGTATTGTCGCCGTAGTCGGTCACGCCGATCTTCGCAGGATCGGTCCACACGGTCACACCCGATTCGAAAATACCCTTAATGGTCAGCCGGTACTCTTCGGGGCATGTGCTTGAGCGGATGTACATCTCATGTACCTTCCAATAGGTGAAATTGGACATGCACACCAACGTTTGTGGTATTTTGAGGAATCGCTGGACGTAATACCCATATCGCAACCATACTTCACCGATTGCCGTCATGGCCGCCGGGGCGATCTGGCGGAACCGCACCAACACACCCATGATCCCGTTGGCAAGGTTGAACGAGTCGCCCCCCAGCGCGCCCGACGTGGTCGGAGGTACCGTCTGCGTCTGCTGGACCTGCGCGTTGATACCGGCGATCACGTTCTCGTAATCGCCTTTCATGACCGCCGTACTGAGTTCCTTGTTCATGTCGGCGATCTGCATGGTTTGCTGGTTGCCGAGATTGGTTTGCGCCAGCGCGTAGGCGTTGGCCTGCGAGGTGGTCGCGTTGTTCGTGGTCTGCGTGTTCGAGAGTTGCTGGTTCGCGCTGGACACGTTGTTTTCATAGGTCTGTTGGTTCGCCCATGCTCCGATCGCCGTGCCTGCGGCGGCTCCGATCGCCCCGCCGATGTTCCCGGTGAGCGCGTTGCCCACGACGTTGGCGACACCTGACCCGATCGTGTTCAGCTGGCTCATTTGGTTGTTGAAGTCAAGGTTCTTGAGGGCGAGGTCGGTGCTCATCTGGGCGGCGTTGTTGCTGATCGCGTTCATCGCGTTTCGGTTGGACGTTCCGAGCCGGTTTTGGGCGGTGGCGTACTGCGTTCCGACCAGCGCCTGCGCGTAGGCGTTATTAATGCCCATTTGAGTCTTTTGCTGAGTCCAGTCCGCCGACTGCTGGGAGTATGCGCGCGTGTATGCGCTGTTCGCCAAAGCCAAAGCGCTACCGTTGTTGACGGCCATGAAGGTTGGGAAGTTGGTGATCCCGAAACTGGCGTTGAGCATTTCGCCCGAGTCGATCGGCAGGCCGGAATTGTTCGGCAACGGCGACGTTTCACTGACGTTGGTGGCGTTGTATCCGCGCGGGTAGAAGTTGAGCCTGGGGGATGGGGGCGCGTAGTCCCATGCCTCACGGATGACCAGGTCATTGCTGGGGATCTGCTCGGGATTATAGGTGATGACCGTCCCGTTCAAACATGAGCACTCCAATACCGCGTATGGTGCGGTGCGGAACTTTTTCAGATGCTCGTAGCGTTCCGGAAGTCTGAAATTATCCCGGAAATTGGCGATATGGATGATGTCGGCGCACCGACTGGCGGCGTCATTATGACGCACCTCCAAACGGTAGCAATCACCGCGCCAATCGATCAACTGATTGAAAAATGTGCCCGGGGTTTTCTGGTTTTGCAAGAGGGCTTCAGGGAGCTGGGGGATTGCATAGATGCCGCAGATCCCTTGCGTGACCCACGGGTATTCCGCGCCAGCGCCCATGACGGCTAGGAAGTCCAGGGCGTCCGAGAAATAATACAAGGCGGTGCCGTTTGCATGGTTTTCGAATGCTCCGCCGTCCGCGCACGTGGTTTTCGGGGCGCTCGCCGTGCCAGGATCCGCGTCCAGCTTGGTGGTGGATACCACCAACAGGCCGAACGTGGTGTAGCCGTTCGTTTCGCTGATGAGACTCCTGTACCGTTGTCCGGCGACTATCATTGATTTGCCGGTGTCCAACCCTTCGGGAAGGTCCAGGTAGGTGCGCCCATAGTCCCGCCATTGGTTTTCGTTGGCTACGCCGATGTGTCCGCGCTCCACGTACGCGTTGCCCAGCGTCACGTCGAACTGGTACGACTGCCATACATCCAGTTGGATGTTAAGCTGTGACGTGGTCGCGTTGACGTAATCCACGTTTTGGACGAAGTAATACCAGCTTCGCGGCGTATCAAAATCATAGGTGTTCGTGGCGATCAGGTAGTTATACTGACTTGCTTGGGCGAATGGGATCGGCAAACGTACCGGCAGGCCGTATTTCGCCATGCTCGCCCCGGTAAACGTCAAGCCGTCCAGACTCTTGAAATAGTTTTCCTGTGTCGCATGGTCGGGGAATCGCACGATATCCCTGTACCCGTTGTCCCACGTCACATTGCAGAGTTTGAAGCTCGTGTTAGGTGTCCAGCGCGCATAGGAAAAGTTGATCGGTAGGTCGTTCGCCGTCATTGTTGCTCCTCTAAAAAAAAGAATGGGATGCATGTATTGCATCCCATCCTACTGCATCAGATAAATATCAGGCGGTTACGCTGACGTTCTTGGTCCCCGTCTTGCCTGCGAACTTCACGGTGACCTTGGCGGTTCCGGCGCTCGTACCGGTGACCTTGCCCGTCTTGTCGACGGTTGCGTGTGCATCCACCGACCAGTCCGCAAAATTGCTGACATCAATGGAGTTGCCGTCGGTCATGACGGCCTGCGCGGTCAGCTTGATGGACTGATTGACTTTGACGGTATCCGCACCCTCGACAAGCAGGCCGGACAATGCGCCCACCTTGATGCCGCCGACCCACGTACCGACCACGGGCACGTCCAGTGCGGCGGAGACGGTCTGGTCGATTTCGGGCGTGGCCGGGTTGATGTAGGTGGCCTGGGCGGTGACCTTGAGGCTTTCGGCGGTTTCATCCAGACCGCAACGCAGGATACCGTCGTTGTCGATCGAAGTGAACTGGGAGCTGGCTCCCTCGACCGCATACGTGATACCGACCGGCTGGAAGCTTGCGGTGGAGGCGTTGGCGCTGGAAATGGTGGATACCACCTGCACCAGATCGCCGCGGGATACGTTCTGCGGGGTGATGGCCGGCTGACCGTACTTCTGCACCTTGAGTTCGAACACAGGCGTGGAGGTGGTGAGCGTGTCAGGCAACACCACAGTGCCGGCGGAACCGGCCCCGGTCCAGAACAGGATAGCGTTGGCGAACGGGTTCGGGGTGATCGAGCCGCGGTGCTTGTAGAAGATGTTGCGGGTCCCGTCGATCGGGTTGACCGGGCTGTTGGTCGTCTCCAGCATCTCATCCCACTGGAAGAAGAAGTCCTCGGTGGTGAGGACGGCCTGCACCTTGCCGGCCGCGCCGCCGATCCCGAACATGCTCCCGGGGATGGGGATGATGCGATAGGGGACGTTCGCCCTGTCGATGTGGAAGGCCGCGGCGAGGGCTTCGACGTTCAGCGCGGCGATCACGGCAGGGGTTGCGAAGAGGATCGCCTCGGAATCGCGCCACGGGGTGACCCAGCTTTGCGCGTTGTACTTGGGCATGGCCGACATGGGGCTGGCCTTGAGTTCGTTGGCTACCTGCTGGATGAGACGCAGAAGAGTCTTCGCGTCCGCCTCGGTGCTGTTCGCGCTGCCGACGTCGGGGGTGTTGACGCGGTAGAACCCGCCCTTGCGCGCGTATTCCGCGAAGCACTGGGTTTTCATGAGATACATGTCGTTCCGGTCGCTCAGGATCGGCGCGTTCATGATCTCACTGATGTAGTTGCTCATGCCCGCTTCGCCGTCGAACGCGGTCAGCAGAGCGTCCTCGGGGATCGTGACCGGGTAGTAGTGGTCGAACGTGAGCGGGTGGAACACGCTGGCGGTCGGGAGGCTGTAACGCCCGTACACGTCGTCACCAAGGTATTCCTTGTCGAAATTGCGGGTGCGTGCCTTGACGAGGCCCACCGCGGCCTGCTCATAGGTGGAGCCGTACCGCTTGAGGGTGCGGGGGGAGCCGATGAGCTTGAGCGGATCATCCCAGTCCGCGTGCTGGACATACAGGCCAATGAGACGCTGGATGAGAACGCCGGTGAATTCGTCGCGGAGGTAGGGGAAGTTGCGCATGGTGTCAACCGCGTTGCGGATATTGCCCTGCGTGGCGGCGGGGATGCGCACCTGGAACTGCGGGGAGGTGGCGGAGCGTACTGCGTTGAAGATCTCAACGTCGCCCTTGTCGGCCAGTGGCCTTACATCACTCATAATATTTCATCCTCTCTTAAAACAGATCTTCGATCGTGATGCTGGAGGCTTCCGTCTCCGGCTTATCGTTGTCAGCGCCGTTGCGGTCGGCCCGCTCGAATCCGAGCGTGTCCATCATTGCCTTCATGGCGCTCACCTCTTTCTCGAGGGTTTCGAGTCGTTCGGCCAGACCATTGTCCGGTTCCGGTTCCGGCTCCGTTTTCGGCGGGTCGTTCGGGGTTTCCGTGGCCTCCTCTTTTTCGGTCGGCGGCGGCGGTGTGGTGTTTTCGTCTTCGTCGGGTTCGTTGTTCACAGTTACCTCCAATTGGATAGTAGGTTACCCGTCAATCATACCACTGTGCATGTCGGAAATAATAAAATAGCCCGGCAATCACACCGGGCCAAAAATCGCCTTATGAAAGTATCCAAATGGCTAATGTAGGGTACGGGCACCACACCCATAGCGCATGACGTTGGCGGCATTCTCAGCCGTGGTATTCCAACATCACCAATCCCAGTCAACAGCCGACACTTAGAAGACATGTTGGATTATAGCATGATGTGTGTACCGTAATCATCCACCACTTCCACGCCATGACGGAACTTTTCGTAAGGTATCGGGCGGGTGAAGAGACTGCCGGCCATGACCACGTCCACCCCGCCATCATCCCGCCACCCCTGATAGCGGTTCATAGCAAGGATAGTCAACTTTTCATACTTTGCACTGATCCTCCATTTACCTAATTCCGTGGGGTGCAGTTCGCAACCCTCCGGCATATCCCAACCTCGTAAAATACACCCGTCTGTGTTGGCGTAGATCAGGCGGTCACGGTTCGCCTCGCACACCTTCAGGAGCTTGCGCCGCGCGTAGGTGTTGACCCACATCGGGATAGGCAAATAGTCGGTCTGGAGGCTGTTCGGTTCCCGTTTCGACGGCTTCCAGTCCAACGTGCGCCCGTCCCGGCTAATGGGGAGCAGTACGGCGCCCTTCGGCAATGAGGCCATTTTGCCGACCAGCGCGTTCATGACGAGTTTGGCCATCTGCCGTCTTTCGCCGTGCTCCCGTTGCTTCACGTCGCCCCACTGGCCGATAAACCCGGTGAAGAACCCCTTGGAACGTCTGAACTTCCAACCTCTCACGTGCTTATATATGGACACGTCATAGTTCTCACGCAGTAGCTCCTGGTCTATATCGGTGAGGCACATGGTCACGTATCCTCGTGTGGTGGTGAGCCGGTTTACCCCACGATGGTAACGCGCATCCGATAAAAATGGGTAGCCGTTCGGCTTGAGATCTGCGCGAAACGTGATCTCGTCACAGTGCGACGGCATGTCCTTGTCCGGCTCGTATTCGCCCTCGTAGGGTTCGGGCATCCCATATGGGAGCCATTCGTCGCGGAGGATGCTCGGATACATCGAATTGCAATCGATATCAATACATTGATCGTAGCGGCCCTCGTCGGCCATCATGAACCCGCCAATGTACCCCTCGTGCAAGGTCTTTTTCGTCTCTTCGTCCAGTTGCGGGAACCTGTCCAAGTACCATCTGTAATCATCGCCGTGATAGGCCGCCATGCTCGCCGCGCCCGCCGTGATCTTGCACAAACCGCAAGCCTCGTACAATGCAATGATGTCCAATAGTTGCATTTCGTCGCCCAATCGGATCCGGTAGCCGTCACGCAAGAGATTGGACAGCTCGTAAAAACGAATGCGGTTATCCTTGTCGATCTGCACGGAAAACGAATAGAAACGCCCCTGCTTGGATACGATCGCATCCCACGACATATAGGCGCGGTGCTCATTGTAAGGGAGATGCGCCACGACGTGGGCCATGAACCCGTCCAACACGTCCGGGTCGGTGACGTATACCGTTGTCCTGCCGCCGCCCATCGCATGGGACAACAATGTCACGGGATCATCACACCCGCCCCACGTCGCATGATCGGTGAACCGGATCACGTTGTCGTGGCACAGCAGTCCCACGTGTTCGTCTTGAGTCATAATGCAACCTTAACCCACGATCTTAGGCCAATTGTTTGGCCAGCTTCAAGAATCCCTCGAACCTTCTGGCCGCGTTCGCGTGCGCCGCCCTGTCCTGCCCGAAGACTGAACGGATGCGCCCCGTCGGGGACTCGATCCAGCTGAACACGATCTGCGCCATGTCCGTTTGCTCGATCAATGCGCGTTTCTGCGCCGACGTCAGGGCGCGGAACCGTTTCAACCGTTTGGATCCGACGGACGCGGCGATGGCCTTCTCGAACGCCTCATATCGATGTTGCTTCATGTACTTCGGCCACGCGCCTTCATCGTACAGTCCGGTGCGTGACGGTTTCCGGACCGGTTTCGCTGGCGTGCTGTCAGTGCGTAGTCCGAGGACTTTCGCCGCATCATGGATATCCCTGATCACCTCATTGCGATGCCCCGAGCGCAATTGCGCCTCGATGTACGCGCGGTCACCCAACGTGTTTGACATGGTGAGCAGGTCGGTGAGTTTCGAGGCCGTGATCCCGGAACGTTCGTATGGTTCGCCGGTAGTGCCCTGGATCTCGCTCATGCGCCGCTCCAGTACGGACTGCTTCGGCATGGCCTGCACGCGGTTCCACTCGTTGATATGCGCCTTCGCCGTCCTGATCTTGCGTTGCTGTTGCCTCAACAGTTTGCGCCGTTTGGATACCGGTTCGGCGGCGATCATCGCGTCAGTGATGTCCGGGCGCTGGGCGTACATGCGTTCCCGTTTGGTCGGGCGTTCGATGGGGGAGGGGTGGAACGTGGTTTGCGACGCCTTCGCCATCTCGGCGCGTTTCTGCCTGTCCCATTCCTTCGCAATGGTGTGGGCGATGTTCGCAAGTTGCCTGTCCGCGGTTTTCGCAAGGTTCGCGCGGGAATATGCGCCCAGTTGGTTGATATCCCGTTTTGCGCGGGCGGCGGCGGCCTGCTGCGCCTTTTCGTGTTTTTTGGCGAGACTGCGCCGCCTGCGCTCAAGCCTTATCGCGTCCCTGTCACCCCTGTCAATCGGGGCTATCATATTTGCGGGCATTCCCACGCTGGCCGCCGCGCGACGAATCTGGTAATAGTCCAGCGGTTGCACCGCCCTGGATGCGGTTTTACGTCCTTTTTTTGCCATTTGACACCGCCTTCGAGGATAGGGAAGCCCCACCGCCCATGACTAGCGGTGGGGCTTCCGGCTTCGATTATATCAGACCAATGTCACTCTTCGGTGACGGGCTCGATGCTGAAGAATTTGAACCCGCGGCGGGATCGGCGTTCGACCACCTTGACGGCCAGAGGCTCGGTCCACTTGTCGGGGGTGCCGAAGATGCCGAACATCGTATTGAGTCCTGCGGCGAGGGTGGGGGAGGTGGCCGAGTACGCCTTGTTGTCGGCGGTCACGATGATCACGCGCACGGTGTTGCTGATCTCGCCCGTCTGGTCGTCGGTGACCTGGACGGCCTGGGCGATCGCGTTCACCATGTCCAACGGTTCGTTCAGGTGTTCGTCCAGCTTCTCGGCGTTCTGGAGCGCGGAATAGAGCTTGATCTTGCCGTCGCGGGTGCTCGTATCGATGAAGTGCTGGACGGTTCCGAGCGCCGCTTCCTCGGTGCTGAACGCGACGAGCTCGGTGTTGGTGGTGTTTTCCATGATTCAACCTTTCTTTAAGGGTTAATATTGTTTATTTTTTTAGGGATTGACCCCTAAAATCTTTTATACTCTCACGCTTCGGTTTCTTCAACCTCAGTGTGTCGTTTGTGCTCGTCCGGGTTCCACGGCTGGGGGGCCTCGAACGTCGCGTGAGCGTAAAAATCCTGCTCGCTCATGACGACCTTCTGCGACCACACCTCGACGGAGCGAGCGACGAAGTTCGGCCACCGGCGCTTCGCCTTGACGGCGTAGGCATCCAACGAGCCGCAACGCCCGTCAATGACGTGCTCGGCGCTCATGAAATCGCCGTCCACCAACTCCATGCCCTTCAACACGGCGTAGACCCGTGTGCGGTAAATGTCAGCCATGATTACAACCTTCCCAGTAGATTTTTTTCAACTTACTCTCATCATATGTTCTGATATCAAGCCTGTCAAAATTTTTAAACACGGCGGCGATCACGTCACCCGCCCCACCATCGAACCACTGACGGCAATCGAACGACTGTGCACCCTTCACCGCGCACACAGCGGCCCAGCCGATAAGGTTCGGCAAATCAACCCCACCATCAATCAGTCGCACGTCGCACGGCATATCCAGCACGCCCCCAAGACCCGACTTCGGCGTGATCATGTGGCATAGGCGGAACACCTGAAGCACCGACCCTGGGTAAAACTCCCTGCAAGACAGATCATAGAGCTCGTCCAGCATGGTCAACGCGCGGCACAACGTCTCAAAATCACCGCGGCCTTGCGCGTAATCCCTCAACCCTGCGAACCTCATGTGACCTTTCAGGGCTTTTTGCACACGATACGAGTCCACCACGCCCTCGTCGAAAAGACGCATACGAGGGACCGGCTCATACACATCCTCCCTATACCTGCTCACTGTGGTACATCCTTTTCTCTACCCGGAAGTACGCGACAGGCTCGCAACTCCCGTACTTGGCAAACCGCCTCACAGTACGTTCCGCGTCGCCATACGATTCGCCCGAACCTATCTCAATGACATTGCCGTCACGGCAGACGGCCACGGCGATGAACCTCACGATCAAAACCCCACCTCATCCTGCTCGGATCTCCAGTCGTGGCCCATCACCCACGACGTACGCCACAAATCGATATCAGGGCAACGGAGGGGCGCGTAGTATTCGCGGTCACAATAGCCGCACCAGAACGCGCGCATCACCCAATACCGCATAGCATGGTAACAGTCCTTAAACAGCAATGAGTGCACCCAGTCGAAAAAATACACGTCAGCCCCTCCGATTCAGCGGCGTTCTTGCGATGTCCATCGCATCCATGACCATCGCCGCCACCTCATCATACAGGGCGGCGGATACGCAGAACTGCGCCCCGAGCTTTGCGCCATTGTCGATAATCTCGTAAGCACACCTGTACTCATCCCCATGCGGGCAATACCACAACCGCACCTCACCATGACGATACGGCGAATGAAACGACGCCACCAAAACATCCTCAGCCATTACATAACCTCCAATTCAAAAAAACATTATTCACATTTTTCAAATGGGCGTAAAAGCGTTGATGATACAATCTGAGTACGCACACCAATAGGCCAATCAGCAAACCGCCGTGACATAACAAAATCGTGCGCAGCAAGCCAACACATCATCATTTCACTAGCTTCGACACAGTTCCAATAACTCGCATCGAGCCCACAGTCATTAAGATAATTGACAAACGCTCCACAACAAATTGCCTTATTAATCATTTCATTTCCTTTCACTCGAAATTGTGTAGTGTTTCAGCGACTTCAATCAAATATCTGCAAGCTGCTTATAAAGCTCTCTAAAATCAATCGCATTACAATACCTGACACCTTCATCCAGGTCAATAAAGTCCTTCAACCCCACCCACCTGCCATGAATCCCACTGAACACCTGGAACCGGTAATCAGTGCCGCAGTAGTCACATAATGCCTCACGCCAACGAAAACGGACCTCAAGGCCGGTATAATCATCCGGGACCGTGAAATAATGCCATTTCATAAACACGCCTCCTATCAACGTTCCACGAAACGGATATGACCAACGAGCGAATAATCACCCTCGGAACCAACCACACGGACACCACACAGCAGTGCACGGTAATAATGGAGGTAATGACGCTCAGCACTGTACATTACGCCCTTGAGAGAGCTGCTGAAAGAGTCGGTGATAACGCGGCCGAGATCCTTCACGGTGCCCCCTGAGATGACCTTGATCCGATAGCCATCATTGTCAATGGTAAACAGCCACTTGTCGGTAATCTTACGCATTTCGTTTGCAACCTTCCATATAGAGCGTTTTTGCTTACATAAAATAATATACACGACCTTTTTAGATAAAACAAAACGACACGCCGG